CGGTGTGGGTGCAGAGAATGTTAAATTTACAGTGGACCCCCGAGCTACTTCTATTCGCGTTTACGCAGATGGTCGTATCTTGGTGGATTACTAATAGGAACTAAATGGTAGATACCGTTGTAATTAAGAGTACTCCCCAGGCAACCCCTGAGGATCATGATCAGAAGATGATGGACAAGGTCGATGCGGCCAATACTCCTCCACCCGTTGAGGGAACTGAAGATACTCCCCCCGTAGATCGCCCTGAGTGGCTCCCAGAGAAGTTCAAGAGTGCTGAGGATATGGCCAAGGCCTACTCAGAACTTGAGGCTAAGCTGGGTGCTCCCAAGGCTGCACCAGAGGCTACCCCTGCTCCTGCAGAGGCAACCGCTGCTGATGTGGACAAGGCACTGGCACCTGCGGGTCTCAAGCTGGAAGAGTTCAATTCTGAGTTCGCTCAGACTGGTGCCCTTTCGGATGAGAGCTACTCCAAGTTGGAGAAGGCTGGATATGATCGCAATATCGTTGACCAGTTCATCGAAGGCCAGAAGGCCCGTGCTACACAGTTTGATGGCTCCATCAAGTCTGAGGTAGGTGGGGACGAAGCCTACGAGACAATGATCACATGGGCCAAGGCCAATATGTCTGCTGGTGAGATTGACGCCTACAACACTGCTGTCGGTAGTGGAAAGGTAGACAATGCCAAGCTGGCTGCACTGGGCCTCAAGGCTAAGTATGACAAGGCTAATGGCTCTGACCCGCAGCGCCTCCTCGGAGGTCAGGCAGGGGCTACTGCTGATTCATTTGAATCCATGGCTCAGGTTACTGCTGCCATGAAGGACAGCCGCTACAAGGAAGATCCCGCTTACCGTGCCAAGGTACAGGCTAAGCTAGGTCGCTCCAACATCACGTAAGGTACACAATGAACCCCCTTCTCCTCGATGGTCTCTTCGGTCTAGCGGGGAAGGTCTTTGACAAGATCTTTCCCAACCCTCAGCAGGCTGCAGAAGCCAAGCTGAAACTCTTTGAGATGCAACAGTCGGGAGAACTAAAACTTCTCGAAGCTGAAACTGCACTTGCCCAAGGGCAGATTAGTATCAACAAGGCTGAAGCTGAATCTCCTGATTTCTTTAGGGGTGGGTGGAGGCCTTTCATTGGGTGGGTCTGTGGGCTTGGACTGTTTTACCAGTTCCTCCTCAGGCCTCTCCTGACGTTCGTATTGATGGCTCTAGAAGCCAAGGTCCAGACTATGCCAGCCCTGGAGCTGGATACGTTGATGACCCTTCTGTTCGGTATCCTCGGCCTTGGTGCTATGAGGACTACAGAGAAACTGAAGAAGTAACAGAACCTCCCAAGCCTCTCCACGATGCTCACACCGGGAGGTCACTTGAATCCTACTACCTTAGGTCCGTGTCGCACGGTATAGCGTCTGACGGCTGGGAATAGACCAGCACTTTATGTACTAAAGATATTCCACACTACGTTCTTACGTGGTGGAATTGCAATTCTGAAAAACTGATAACACGTCTCTTTGCCCCTGCGGGGATAACTTTGCGTGACTGTGTGTCGGGTTCAGGAAGTTGCTCAACTTTCTTTAACTCACACTGAGATATATTTAAAATGGCTAATGCTACTGTTTCGCGCCAAGGCGCTGCTAATCAGGGCGTCGATAAGTCGGCCCTGTTCCTTAAGGTTTTCGCTGGTGAAGTCCTCACCTCATTTGAAGAGGCCACCGTAACTGCTGGTCGCTTCGCAGAGCGTACTATTGCCGCTGGCAAGTCTGCTCAGTTCCCCATCATGGCTGGCATCACTGCTGAGTACCATGTACCTGGCGCTGAGATCAACGGCACGAACGTGAACCACAACGAGATCGTCATCACTATCGACGACCTGTTGATCTCTCACGCCTTCCTGTCGAACATCGATGAGGCTATGAACCACTACGATGTCCGCGCTCCTTACTCGACTGAAATTGGTCGTGCCCTGGCTTATGCTAAGGACCGTCAGTTGCTCCAGTTGGCGCTCTTGGCTGCTCGTGGTGCTGCTCCTGTTACTGGCGAAGCCGCTGGTGGTTCTGTGACTGCTGCTACTATGCTGTCTGACACGACTGGTGAGGCCTTGGTGGCTTCCCTGTTCTCTGCAGCTCAGAAGCTGGACGAGAAGAATGTTGCTGCCGATGGCCGCACTGCCTTCTTGGCTCCTGCTGCTTACTACCTGTTGGCTCAGAACACCAAGATCATGAACAAGGATTGGGGTGGTGCTGGTGTATACAGCGATGGTAAGGTTCTGCGTGTTGCAGGTATCGAGATCGTCAAGACTAACCATGCTCCTTTCGGCACTACCGTTGCTAACGGCACTGTGCAGGCAGGTACTGGTAACAAGTACGCTGGCGTGTTCACTACCTCTGTTGGTGTGGTTGCCACTAAGGAAGCTGTCGGTACTGTCAAGCTCCTCGACTTGTCGATGGAATCTGACTACGACATCCGCCGCCAGGGCACCCTGATGGTTGCAAAGTACGCTATGGGCCACGGTGTCCTGCGTCCTTCTTGCGCTATCGAATTGAAGACTGCCTAATTTAGGCTAATACTAAGCGTCACTCTAGAAATGGGGTGGCGCTTTTTTTTATGGATATATTATGGCTCTCACTCTTACATCTGAATTGGATGCCGTTAACATTATTCTGGGTACTATTGGCGAAGCTCCAATTAGTTCCCTAGACGCAAGCACAGGGGTTGCTGATGCGGTGATCGCCCGTCAGATCCTTAGCGAGGTTGCTATCCAGGTTCAGGAAGAGGGATGGCACTTTAATGTTGATACGAACTTTACACTCACTCCTAGCTTCGACACTGGTGAGATCTATCTCCCAGCAAACTGCCTAGAGGTTGACACCTCAGGTCCAGACGAACAGATGGACGTGGCTATGCGGGGACGTAAGCTCTACGACCGCACCAATCATACATTTGTATTCTCAAAGTCTGTCACTGCCGAACTGGTACTGATGCTTGAATTTGAGGATCTCCCCCAGGCTGCTCGCCATTACATTACGATCCGAGCTGCCCGTGTATTCCAGCAGCGAGTCGTTGGCTCTGATACCCTCGGTACTTTCACCGAGAGAGACGAGGTCAGGGCACGAACTGCTCTCAAACGATTCGAGGCTAAGACAGCCGACTACAACATACTCACAAGCAATTACAGCGTGATGCGCACTCTTGATAGGTAACTATGTCTCTAATTTCTTCTTCGATCCCAAACTTTGTCAATGGTGTCTCACAGCAACCTTTCACTCTTCGGCTCAGCTCGCAGGGTGAGCTTCAGGAGAATGGCCTCTCGACAGTCTCTCAGGGATTGAAGAAGAGGCCTCCCACGCAACACCTTAAGAAGATCCAGTCAACCCCCCTAGGTAACTGCTTCATTCATACCATCAACCGTGATGCCACAGAACGGTATGTCACAGTGATCACGAATGGTGATCTCAAGGTCTATGACCTGGCTGGCAATGAGAAGACTGTAGCCTTTCCAAATGGTAAGAGCTACCTCTCGGCTGCTACTCCATCAACATCGTTCTCTGCAGTCACTGTGGCTGACTATACGTTCATTGTAAATAAGACCAAGGTGGTGACTCAGAGCACGACCCTGAGTAGCGCAAGGCCTGCTGAGGCGCTTATTAACGTCAAGGCTGGTAACTATGGTAAGACGTACACGATCCTTGTCAATGGTGCGCTTGCAGCTACCTATACGACACCCGATGGCTCTGTGGCGGCTCACGTAGCGAGTATCTCTACCGACTTTATTGCTGCCACCCTCGCTGCAAGCCTCGCCACCAATGGTTACAACACAGGCGGCTGGGGGGTAGCAACTACAGGGTCTACAATCTATCTCCTCCGATCTAGTGGTGATTTCACCATTGGAACTACCGATGGTTTTAACAATGGAGGCATGGTGGCCATCAAGGGTCGCTTGCAGAAGTTTGCAGACCTTCCAGCCAATCCTTCTATTGACGGCTTTGTCGTGGAGATCACGGGTACGGGGGATGCGAATAACAAGTTTGATAGCTACTTCGTCAGGTACAAGACGAACACGGGTTCTGCTGGGGTTGGTGTCTGGCAGGAGTGTCCTGCTCCTGTTACCAGTGTGGGACTGACAGCGTCCACAATGCCCTACACCCTCGTGCGAGAGGTCGATGGAACGTTCACATTCGAGGTTGCAGACTGGACTAATAGGGTCGCTGGTGACTTGGTGAGCAACCCTAACCCCTCCTTTGTTACCCGCACTATCTCCGACATCTTCTTCTATAGAAATCGATTGGGGATTCTGGCAGATGAAGGGGTTATCTTCTCAGAGGCTGGGCAGTATTTCAATTTCTTCAGAACCACCGTGACTGACCTTCTTGATGGTGATCCCATTGATGTCAATGCTAGTCACACTAAGGTCTCCCTGCTGAAACACGCTGTGCCCTTCAACAAGCAGCTTCTCTTGTTCTCCGAGCAATCCCAGTTTCTTATTGATCAGAACGAGCTACTCACGCCTAAGACTGTGGGTATCAAGGTTGCCACTGAGTTCCCTTGTAACGTGATTGCCAAGCCTGTAGGCATTGGTAAGAACATCTACTTCGCAGTGGACAAGGGGGATTGGTCAGCATTCCGAGAGTACTTCACGGATCTCAATGATTCAGGGAATGACTCACAGGATGTAACCGGGCACCTACCTAAGTACATCCCTTCAGGTGTCTACAAGATCACTGCAGCTCCCAACGAGGATATCCTTGTTGCTCTCACCAGTTCAGATGCCTCGTCGGTGTATGCCTATAAGTACTTCTGGTCTGGTAATGAGAAGCTCCAGAGTTCGTGGTCTAAGTTCACTCTTGGATCTGACTGTACGATTCTCAATGCTGACTTTATTTCCTCTGAACTCTTCCTGATTGTCAACCGAGCTGATGGTGTCTTCTTTGAGAAGATGAATGTGTCTCTTGGGGATATCGGAGTAGGCGAACCGTATATGGTGCATCTGGATCGTAAGGTTCAGCTTGCCAGTGCAGCCCTCACATATGCCTCTGGTTACACCACGATCAACCTGACGACCCTTGGGTACACACCCAGCATTGGTAACTACCAGGTGGTGATCAAGTCCCATCCGTCACTCAAGGCTGGGGAGATCTTCACGGTTCTCTGGGATGGAACCACAGCTAAGGTGCTGGGGAATCTCACGGGAGCTACAGTGTCCTTTGGACGTAAGTACAC